AACTTGGACAATACAGGAATTGACTCTAACTATACCGCAACTTACTATCCTTGGATTTTAACAAGAGATACAGTTAATAATACACAAATTTATTTACCTGCAACAGGTGAAGTTTGTAGAAACTTAGCGTTAACAGATAACATTGCGTTCCCATGGTTCGCATCAGCGGGTTACACAAGAGGTCTTGTAAATTCTGTTAAAGCGAGAGTTAAATTGACTCAAGAAGATAGAGATACATTGTATCAAGGTAGAATTAACCCTATCGCTACTTTCTCTGATGTTGGTACAGTTATTTGGGGTAACAAAACTTTACAAGTTGCTGACACAGCACTTAACAGATTGAATGTAAGAAGATTATTACTTCAAGCTCGTAAGTTAATTTCGGCAGTGGCGGTAAGATTATTGTTTGAACAAAACGACCAAATCGTTAGACAACAATTCTTAGATAGTGTTAACCCAATCTTAGACTCAATTAGAAGAGACCGAGGTTTATACGATTTCCGTGTAACAGTTTCATCTTCACCTGAGGATTTAGACAGAAATACATTAACAGGTAAAATTTACTTGAAACCGACAAAAGCGTTAGAGTTCATTGATATTGAATTCTTCATTACTCCAACAGGAGCTTCGTTCGAGAATATTTAATGAAAACCATAAGTGGGGATACGTCCCCACTTTTTAGCCAATTATGAAAAAAATTACATTAAAAGAAGGAATTGATGAAAAGGGTACACCTGATATGAAATATTATGCATTCGATTGGGATGATAACATAGTTCATATGCCAACCAAAATTATGGTTAAAACTGAAGACGGTGATGAAATTGGTATGACTACTGATGATTTTGCGGAATACAGACATCAAATAGGAAAAGAACCTTTTGAGTATGATGGTGAGACTGTTGTGGGATATGGAGAAGAACCATTCAGAAATTTTCAAACACCGGGAGATAAAAACTTTTTGATTGACGCAATGAGGGCTGAACTTGGGCCAGCATTTGACGACTTTAGAGAAGCTATTAACGAAGGTTCTATCTTTTCTATAATAACCGCTCGAGGACACAATCCTAATACCTTAAAACAAGCCGTTTACAATTATATTATAGAAGGGTTTAATGGTATTGATAAAGATGAGTTAATTAAAAACTTAAAAAAATATAGAAGTATTTCCGGAGACGAAGATATGAATGACGATGAATTAATTAAAACATATTTAGATATGTGTAGATTTCATCCGGTTTCTTATAATGACCCTGAAGGAGCTGCTAATCCTGAGGAAGCAAAAGTTCGGGCAATGGATAAATTTGTAGATTATATTAAAGAAATCTCTTCAAATTTAGACAAAAGAGCGTTCCTGAAAAAAGATATTAGTAATAATTTTATACCATCAAAACCAACTATTGGGTTCTCAGATGATGACGTTCGAAACGTGGAGGTTATGAAAAAACACTTCAAAGATAAAGAAGACAATATTGTAAAAACTTATTCAACTGCAGGAGGATTAAAAAAAGAATATTAACTAGTATTAAAGAACTAGTATTAAATAATTAAATAAAAAAACTAGTAAAATAAACTATAATTAAATAAACTAGACTGGATTATAATGATAATAAATTAAATTCAGAAAGTCAATAAAAATATTTTCCATTTGGATATATTTATGATAATAAACAAAGAAAACTAATTTAAAATAATATGGCTGATTTATTGATGAAAATGCCGATTCCTTACGAACCGAAAAGACAGAATCGATTCATACTAAGGTTTCCATCAAGCTTAGGGATTAACGAATGGTTTGTAGAAAGTACTGCAAGACCTAAAATTAAAATTGCTTCTACTGAAATACAATTTTTAAATACATCTACCTATGTTGCGGGTAGATTTAATTGGGATGAAATTCCTGTTAAATTCAGAGACCCTATTGGACCATCTGCTGCACAAGCTCTTATGGAATGGGTTCGTTTACACGCTGAATCTGTTACAGGTCGTATGGGTTATGCAGCGGGTTATAAAAAAGATATTGACCTTGAGATGTTAGACCCAACAGGAGTTGTGGTTGAAAAATGGATTCTCTATGGTACATTCTTAACTAGTGTTGATTTTGGTTCGTTAGGGTATAGTACTGATGGTCTTGCTGACATTAGTGTATCATTAAGAATGGACCGTTGTGTATTAGTTTATTAATTTTTTAATAATAATAAAAACATATGTGTTGATAAAAAATCAATACTAATTATATTTAACCGTAAAGACATAAACTTTACGGTTATTTTTTTATATGGAAAATCAAACAATAGAATACGGACAACAAAACTTTACGTTACCACATGATGTAGTACCACTACCATCGGGAGGAGTGTTTTACAAAAATAAAAAGAAATCTATTAAGGTAGGTTATCTAACAGCTAATGACGAAAATATTTTAATGGCGGGTGGGAATGATATGACCTCAACACTATTAAGAGGTAAAATCTACGAACCAGACCTTAGGATTGAAGATATGTTAGAGGGAGATGTTGAAGCAATTTTAATTTTTTTAAGAAATACTGGTTTTGGACCTGAGATTAATTTAAATTTAATTGACCAATCAACCAAAAAGCCATTTCAAACAACAGTTTCTTTAGATTCGTTAAATGTTATTAATGGACAAACACCTAATGAAGATGGTGCTTTTATTACTCAATTACCTAAATCACAGGCTACAATAAAATTAAAGCCTATAACTTATGGTGAGATTTTAGAAATAAGCAAGTTAGAAGATTCATATCCTCAAGGAAGAGTTGTTCCAAAAGTAACTTGGAGGTTACAAAAAGAAATTATAGAGGTAAATGGAAGTACTGATAAATCAGAAATAGCTAAGTTTATCGAACAAATGCCAATTTTAGATTCAAAATTCATAAGAAAATTTATGAATGATAATGAACCAAGATTAGACATGAGTCGAGTTGTAATCACCCCATCAGGAGAAAAGATGACAGTTAATGTCGGATTTGGGGTTGAGTTTTTTCGTCCTTTCTTCTGATTATAGAAAAGGACAGATAGATGAATTCTACTATTTGAACAAATTAATGAACATAACTTATCAAGATTTTCAAACAATGCCACTATTTGTTAGAAAATATTTGTTAGATAAGTGGATTGAAGATAACACAAAGGACTGAAAACTCAGTCCTTTTGTATTTATATTAAAATACCATCTAAATTATGGGAGACGAAGAAAAAAAATTAGAAGACGCAGGTAAAAGCTCATTAAGTTATAGTAAACAATTAGCTGAAGCTTTTAAAATAAATTTTGAAACGTTAGCAAAAACAATTGAGGACACTTATAAAGCCCAAGTCGAGCTCAATAAAGCTTTTGGACAAGGACAAGAAAGACTCACTGAAACGTATAGGGCGGTTTCCGATGCAGCTCCAAGAGTTGCTCGTTTAGGTGGAGATATAAAAGATGTCCAAAAAACAATGATTGGTATTGCAGAGGCGTCAAGACGTAATGTTATTGCAAATACCGAAGATGTGGAAAAACTTTTTGCTGCAACTGAATTGATTGGGGGTAGTGCTGAAAGTTTAAGTAATTCTTTTTTAGATGTTGGTGTTGGTATCGGACAAATTGGACCACAATTAGAAGATTCGATTAATTATATTCAAAGTATTGGTGGTAATACTAAAACAGTAATGAAAGATGTGACCGATAATATGGCACAAATGAATAGGTTTCAATTTGAAGGTGGTGTTAAAGGGTTAACAAAAATGGCGGCTCAAGCGTCAATGTTAAGATTCGATATGAGAGAAACTTTTCAGTTTGCTGAAAAAGTTTTAGACCCTGAAGGTGCGGTTGAAACAGCTGCGGCACTTCAAAGATTAGGTGTTTCAATGGGTAATTTGGCTGACCCATTCCAATTGATGAATCAGTCACTTACTGACCCAGCAGGATTACAAGATAGTTTAATTAAAGCAACAAAACAATTTACGGAGTACGACGAAAAAACAAAATCGTTTAAAATTAACCCTCAAGGTGTATTAACCTTAAGAGAACTTGCTAAAGCAACTAATACCAGTTTTGAAAATTTATCAAAATCTGCATTAGCCGCCGCTGAATTAGATAAAAGAATTTCATCTATTAACCCATCAATAGTTTTTGAAAATGAAGAAGACAAACAATATCTTAATAATATTGCTACAATGAAGGATGGTAAGTATCAAGTTGAGGTTACGGATGAAAAAGGTGAAAAAGTTTATAAAGACTTAGGGGAAATTACTCAACAAGAAATGAATAAACTTATTGAGGAACAAAAGACCGGACCTAAAACTCTTGAACAAATTGCTAAATTACAATTAGGTGTTGATGAAGATATTTTGGCAAATATAAAAGCGATGAACTCAGCCATATCTCAAGGATTAATAAGTCCAAAACAAATAACAAAAGGGATTGCGGCATCACAAAGAGTTATTAAAACAACTCTTGGTGAGACATCGGATGCATTCAAAGCCAAAGATTTTAGGGATTTAAGTGAAGGAGTACTAAAAGAGTTAGGTAATGTTGCCATAAATTTAAAAGAAGGTAACAAACCTCTTAGTAGTGCGTTTACAAATGGAATAAGTGGTCTTGGTGGTGTTTTAGAAGCTTCTCAAAAAAGATTTACTGAAGTATTAAAAGAAGTGGGTGAAAAAATTGCGGCGGGATTAACAAACAACACTGCGGGAGAAAGAATGATAAAAGGTAATGTTAATAAAGCTGTTCAATCTTATGGAGGTAAAGTATCAACGTCGTCGTCACCATTAACTCCATCAGGAGGAAATAGGGCTGCAACATTACAGAATGGACAAAGTACTGTAACAACTCAAACAACTAAAGGAACTGTTGATGTTGGAGGTAAAATCGAAGTTGATGTTAAAGCTCCCAATGGTGTTTCAACAGAACAACTAAAACAAATTTTAACCACTACCTTTAATGAATCAAGATTTAAGGATTATATTGTTAGGTTAGTACCTGATGGTGAATCAAAAGAACCTGTTTCAAATTCCTATTAATAATCTATTTATAAAATAAAAATCATAGATGTCAAATAGTCCATTAGATTTCATAAATTCGGATGGTTTCAGAAAGAAATTAATAACGAGAAATTTAGTACCTTATGCTAAATCTCCAAGCAGACCTTCTGTTCAAGTTCCGTATGAATATATTTCATCGGATTTATCTGTAATTGATAGTCCTGACCAACTTATTGATAACCCGTCATTAGCAAATCAATTATATCCTTTAAATAGATATGGTAATGAGGGTGGATATCAACAAGTCCCTGACCCAAATGGATTAACTAACACAATTTCAAATCAAGGTGAATATGGACCGGGCCAACAAGATGCTCATATTGTTGATGAAGGTTATGATGCTGTAAGGTTATGGAGGCCATTAAATGCTTATGCGGATGGGTTAAATGTTTTTGACTCAGCAGAATCATTTTCAAGTTTAGAGACAGTTAGACCTGACCAAGATAGACAAGGTAACGGACAACCATATCCGGGACCAATTGTTGCATCGTCATATTCTGCGTTATCAATTTTATTATCAACAAATCCAACAGGTACAAATGGTAATTTAAGTCAAGATTCATATATTGCTCGTTTAGGTGCACAAACACTTAGAAATGAATTTCAAGAAAGAATTGCGGCTCGAATAAGATTAGAAACAATAGGACAAGCCAACATCTTAAATGTTACAAGTGGTACTGACTTAGTTAATATTTTATCAGGACAGGTTCCAATATTAGAACCAAACTGGCAAATAACCGTACCGTCAAACCCAATCACAGCCGCAGCTGATTTTGCCCTTCGATTAGGAGGTAGTATTTTACCTATAAGTTTAATTCCGGGGTCGTATTTTGACCCGATGATTAATCCAGGTCAACCTACTACAATTCAACAAGTTACAAACGCAATTGCGGGAACAACGGTTGGAAACTTTTTTAATCAATTATTAGGTGCGGGTCAAACCGGGTCACAAATTTTTTATAACAACACAGGTGCTGGTCAAAAATCACGTTTGTTTAAGAACATTGATTATAACAAATATAAACCAAATTATGATAGAGGTGTATTTGATAGAGTTGCCGGTGCTTTAACCGGAACATTATCTGATAATAGTAATTTTTATGTTGGTTCAAGAAATTCTGACCCGTCAAGAGTATTTTCACCTGGTGGTGATTTACCTGTTGACCAATTTGGTAAAGAACAACAATCACCGGTATATGGACCTCAAGAGTTGGCACAACTTTATGAAGGGCCAAGTAAGGATATTAGATTAGGCGCTAATGGTCCTACATATTCTAATGGTGGTGGTATTGAAGGAGGATTTACATGGACATCTCCGAAATATAAAGATAATGCCGGTAAGAAAGTTGGTTTAGGTGGTGTTGTTACAAATGAGGATGAAGACTTCAAACCCTCATCGTATAACACAACTGAATCGACAAACAGGACTTTTAAAGGAGGTTCTATCTTAGATGATACTCAGAGAATTATTAATAGCCAACCCCAAGGAGGTCGAAGATTACAACACGTAGGGAATGCGATTGACCAAGTTAGTAAAGTTTTCCATGATGGATACAAAGAAATTACTAAAGGTTCAAGAGTATATCGATATGTTGGAGCCGTAGGACAAGAAGTTGGAACAGAATATTGTCGTATTTTTGCTAAAGATTTACCATACCTACAATACAATGATTTACAAAAAGTAGATGGTATAACAACATCAGGTAGAAGATTTGCTGATTCGGTATTTGATAACACCTATAACTTAAACATCGCACCAAACAAACAAGAAGGAGGACAAGATTCAACTAACCTTATTGGTGGTATGAATAATGGGTATGCCAAAAAATATATGTTTTCATTGGAGAACTTGGCTTGGAGAACTTCAAGTACTCCGGGATATTCAGTTGCTGATTTGCCGGTATGTGAAAGAGGACCTAATGGAGGTAGAGTTATGTGGTTTCCACCTTATGGATTAACGTTTAGTGAACAAACAACCCCAAATTGGAATCAAAGTGAATTCCTTGGTAGACCGGAACCCATTTACACATATAAGAGTACTACCCGTACAGGTACTATAAATTGGAAAATAGTTGTCGACCATCCATCTGTGTTGAATGTTATAGTTAATAAAATATTAAATAATGAAACTAATAAAGTTAGAGTTGATAGTATTTTAGAATCATTCTTCGCTGGATGTAGAAAATATGATTTATATGAATTAGCTAAAAAATATTATACGGTTAATCCAAATGATTTGTATCTATTACAAGAAGCAATTTCGTCAAAAGAAACAACTAAAGAACAAACTGAATTTATTAAGAAAACAGTTCAGACTGGTGTTAATTCACCAACAGGTGCGGGTACAAATGTATCTCAATCAGGTGGTGGTGGAAACACTAACGTTGATTTCACCAAATACAACCAATTAGGGTTTTATTTTGGAAATGATTATCCTAAGAAAGATAAACCAATTCCTAATTACACTGAAGAATTTACAAGATACACTAGTTCGGGTAATAGACAGTACTATAATAGTAAACCAAACGCTCAAGAAACTAATGTATTTTTTGATTCAGTAGTTATCCCTAACTATAATTTAGCAAAAGAATTTGTTAATGATTTGGCAAAACAATTAACACAATATGCGCAAAGTGATGGAACTATTACTGTGACTATTGACGCTAGTTGTTCCGCACCTGCTACTGTATCATATAATAAAGAATTGGCTCAAAGAAGGGTTGATTCCATTCTTAAATTTTTTAACGAAAGTGCGGTTTTACAACCATTTATAAAAAATCAAAAATTATTATTCAAGGGAACTGTTCTCGGTGAAAACGCTCAAGTATTACAATTTGATACTGTGAAAAAGGAGTTTAAAATTGGTAAAAACGTAAATTGTACTGATAGTGACCCTAACGCAGTTAATGGGGATACTCAAGTTGGTCCTAATGAGGTTACAACAACAAACGCGATGGCTTGTAGACGAGGATATGTTAAAGCAATATTACCAACTCTTAAACAACCTACAACAACTCCACCGGCACAATACACAACAGTTGTTGAGGAAAATAAAGTATTAAAAACAGTTAAAGAAGAAGTTGTAACCCAAGAATATAAGCCTAGAGATAATATTACTAAAAGAGTTCTAAGGGCTTTATTATCAGAGTGTGATTACTTTGAGACAATCAAGGCAGAAACACCTATGGTTTATGATAACTTGCGAGACAAGTTAAAATTCTTCCAACCGGCATTTCACTCAACAACACCTGAAGGATTAAACTCTCGTCTTACATTCTTACAACAATGTATGAGACCGGGAGATACTATTCCAACAATTAAAGACATTGCAGGTAAACAACAATTACAATATAATAATGCAACAAATACATCATTTGGTGCACCTCCGGTATTGGTATTACGTATTGGAGATTTTTACAATACAAAAATTATTCCAACGTCATTGGGGATACAATATGAATCATTAGATATTAATCCAGAGGGTATTGGTATCCAACCAATGATTGCAAATATTACTCTTGGATTTAACTTTGTTGGTGGAAGTGGATTAAAAGAGTCGATAGATAAATTACAAAATGCTTTAACATTCAATTATTATGCTAACACTGAAATTTGGGATGACAGAGCGGATGTTACCGCACAGGAAGATTTCTTGAAAGTTTTAGATAAAGAATTTTTGGCAATGACGGTACCACCTCAAGCACCTGCGGTTAATCAAGCGGCGGTTGAGAATGGTCAAAATAATAATAGTACCATTGGTGTTACGTTAACAAATGTATTAACAGGAACTAGTGAGACGGGAACTATTAGTTATTCTGATTTTATGGTTAAGTTTGTTAATGAGACTCAAACATATTTCCAAACAGTTGTTAATAAAACAAAAGAAAGTGTTAATCAATATAACAATGCTGTTAGACAACAATGGATGTTGGAACGTTCTTATACTCAAGGTAATTTTAATGTGACTCCACCCGAATGTGTTTTATTTGGAAAACCAAGTAATGTTGAAAAAAGGTTTGATACTATTTTTGGTGAACTTGAATCAAACATTCAAAGTGGGAATGAAGGATTTATTACCTTTATGTCGTCCGCTATTTGTAATTTTTCACCAAAAGTAATCCGTCAATTAAAAGAAAATTATAAGAATTTAGTTAAAAACAAAAGAGCATCATTTCAAAATGCTATTACAAAAATAACTCAAGATATTAGTAATACCGAACAAACATATATTCAAACTATAGGAAGAGCTAATATACTAATTTTTAATGGAAGTACAAATTATACTAAAGGTACTGACGGATATCAGGCAAAATCAGGTCCGGTTAAGGTGTATGTGACTAGTGGAACGTCTGATGTTCATACATCATCAACAGGTGCTTCTAATACATTAGTAGAACTTACTGACGACATTAGAAAAATATGTGAAGGTATTAAAGAATTTAATTTACTTACTTGGAGTGAAACTGAGTTTGTTAATCCTTCGGATAGTTTAACATATAAAGGAGTTTTAGTTTTTGAAACAGACCCGAAAGGTAAATCTCTTGATACTACAGTAACTGTTGATAATGTATTTAAACCATTTAGTAAAAATACACTATTTGATGATAATATTTTTAGAAGAGTTTATATGGTAGTTTCTGATGATGTTGTTGATGATAAAAAATATGAAACATTTAAAACCGCTATGATTGGTAATATTATTAATAACGCTGGGTTATTAAGTGGGGGATTTGATGATGTTGAAGCTAAGTTTGATAACTATTGGATTACTCAAACAAGACCTGTATTTGTTAGTGAAAATAATATAACAAAGGCATTTATTGATGATGTTGAAAAAAATAAATTAAAAAATTATTTAAAATATACACCATTTGATAAGAAAAAAAGGGAGTTTACTTATACAACAGAAACAGATGGTACCGATGATAAGAAAAAATCACAAAAAACTATGATATCTTCATTAGCAGATACGACAAATAGAAACACAGATAATAACAAATGGAATTCTGAAGATGGAGTTTCAGCGGGAGCATACATATCAAAAGTAAAACTTAATTAATGGCATTTCAATATTGGAATAGGTATAGTGAATTTCTAATTAACGGTGAACAAACCGTTGTACCTTACGTGCAGTTACCTCAAAAACCTACAGATAAGGCATTTATTTATAAAGTGGGTAGAAGTCGATTAGATAAAGTATCTCAAGATTATTATGATTCTCCATATTTTAGTTGGTTAATACTCCAAGCTAATCCTCAATTTGGTGGATTAGAAAATACCATATATGATGGTGCGGTATTGATTATACCATTTCCATTACTACCTTCATTACAGGACTATAAGGGAGCATTAGAAAATCATTTTTATTATTATGGCAGGTAACTTAAAAGCAGACAACAGTGGAGATATATTAGTAGAGTTTGATTACAATAATATTATTGTTGTTGACCCTAACAAAACAATTAACTCAGCGGGTAAAATACAAGAAAGATTAATTGACCATGAGAGTTTAGTGATGTATGCAAATTTGGAAGCGGAAGTTCTTCCAAGAACTAAACTTGCGGTAGGGGCAAGTCCTGAAGATAGAATTAGAACTATATCAGTTGCCAAGATGAATTTTTTAAAACCAACTAAAGATAATTTTTTAGGTGTGGGTTATTATGATGAGTTGACTGGTAATAATTCAACTAAGTTTAAGGGTGATAATCAAATGATGGAAAAAAGAGTTCCTGCAAGTGATGGTAATCAAGCTTACACTATTAGTTCACCCGCTGACTTAAAAAATGTATTTGATAATGGTTTATTAGGAATCACATCAATTAATGTAACAACTAACTCATCTTTTGTACCTTCAGTCAGTATGAAGTTAGAAGATGTGCAAGGAAAGGCATTGTTTTCATTAGGTAATAATTCACCATATTCTGCTTTCTTTAATCTTCCTTATCCACCATTTTATTTAACATTGAAAGGGTATTATGGGCAGGCAATCAGATATCAATTAAATTTAGAAAAATTTCATGCGACATTTAACACATTTAGTGGTAACTATCAAGTGGACTTACAATTTAAAGGATATAAGTTTAATGTCCTTAATGAAATCTCAATGGGACATTTATTGGCAGTTCCTCATATGTATGGACAAACTTTCAATGTTTCAACAACTCCGGGAGGTACTCAAGAATCAAACAAAGCTGCTGAATCTCAATCAAGTGTACAGGGAGCTGTTTCAAAAAACAACTCACAAAGCGGTGATGCGTTTACTACTGAAATAGTTTCTGAAAGAGGGTATCAAAAAATTGCTGAACTTTATAGTGAATATAAAGCAAAAGGATTAATTTCTCCTGATTTACCCGAGTTAACAGTATTTCAATTAATGACTAAGTTAAGTACCTTTGAGAATAATATTATGGATTCATTTCCAAAGGCTAAAGTTGAACCTCTAACTAATATTCGAAGTTATAAAGAGGTTTTAAAACAATATTTTTCTGCAGTAAGAGGAGCAAATACTTCTTGGTTTAATACTTATCTTGACCCAAAACCAATTGTATTGAATAATACAAATGAAAGAATTTATATTTTTAAAAAATTAGAACAAACGGAGAAAGAAACTGCGGCTAAATTATTAGAAAGTTATGTTAATAAGTTTAATAAAGCTTTATCTGAAAACGCAACATTAGGTAAAAATGGTGTTTCTCCAATACCAAATCCAATTAAGTTTGTTAATTTTACAGTTGACCCACCTGCGGATGGGGCTATTAACTGGAAAGAAACGGTTAGAATACAAACAGGAAAACTTTTACCAACGGAACAGGATATTAATGCTCTTAAAGAACAGTTATATCAAACAAAAATTCCTATTGTTGTAGTAAATGAGGTTAATGGAAGACAAGTAACTGAAACTGTGAACGCTAGTTTTTTTATTTTTGAAGGTGATAATAGATTTGATAATCAAATTTCATTACTTGAAACAAATGCGAATAAGAAACTATCAGAATATGAATCATCAATTTCTGCGGAATTATTGAGAAAAATTGAAGATACTGATACAGGTCTTGGATTTAAACCAACCGTTAGGAATCTGATTGCAGTTGTAATGGCATCGGCAGAGGCATTTGTTAGATTATTAGATGATGTACATACAAATGCTTGGAATGTTAAATACGACCCTGTCAGAAAAAATGCAATATTAGATAATCCATCATCAGCGCCAAGTACTGAAACAAGAGGAGTTGTAGTTAGGGACCCATTTGCTATAATGAATGATGCTAATTTGTTAAATTCTCAAGAACCGGTTTACCCATGGCCGTTATTTTTTGTTGAAACACCTGAAGATAAAAAAGGTAGATTCCAATTGAAATATATTGCGGACCCAACAATTGTTGATAGAACTCAAGGGTATTTGTTTGATAAATGGCCTGAAGTTGAATTTGTTGAGGAGTATATGAAAGGTATAACACAAAAATTCAGTGTGCCACTCGCTCCACCACCATTAGATAATGAAAGAGATACTAATAGAATTAACATTAATGCAATCGAATTTCCGTCAGCAGGATTACCATATGTTAATAAAGAAGAGGTAAAATTCTTCTATGAAATTTGGGAGAGACAATTTTTAACTTCTCACTATTCAGGATTAATTAGGGCAAATTCCAATCAGATTGATGAATTAATTAAGTTGAATATTGAGGCGGAAGTTAACAATATTGTTAGAGGTCTTGGAATAAGTTCTCCTTATTTAACATTAAAACTTAAAAATTATAATTTAAAGGCAAATTCATATCCTGAGTTCTTACGCACTATTTCGAATAATGGTACAGGAAGGGCGTATCAAGATTATATTCGTGATTTCTTTGTTACACCATATATTAAAAATTTGGTGGATAACTCGTATAGTATTTTATCAACATCAGATATTGGAAAAATACCACAAGTAAGTACTAAATCGTTGGCTCTCGAAACTTTATTAAAAAATGCTTCAAATGAACCACTGGTTGTGGATACATTACCATATACAGACCCTACGTGGTGTTTAACTAATTTAAGTTCAAGTAATAAATCTGTGGGTAACGAAGTTTATGATACAAAGAAAACATTAAAGATATTTGAACCAAGAAAAATTATTTCAAATTTTAATGATGTTTATGATTTTACGACCAATAGACCGGTTACAAATTTTTCATTTTATCAAAATCTAAGTCCATCGGTAGTTGCCACTTTATCAACCGCATTAAACCCATATGGTTTAAACGAATTCTATGTTACTAGAGTTCCTAAAGATTTTGTTGCGACTGAAGGGTATTGTGATTCTACAACACCAACAAATATTTTACCTTTTAAGACAACAACATCTATGTTAAACACCCCATATTTTGTTAATTCAATTATGAATGGTGTTCAAAATAATAGAACAAGTGACCCATATCCTTATGTTCAATCTGCATATCTATTCTTAAATTCACTACCATTGGCGACATTAAGAGAAAGATACAAAACAAAAACGGACACCATTGTTGATGAGTTAGACTATATTTCATCTTGTTTGAAAAAATTTGGTGCGATACATAAATTACCGTATGCTTGGGTATTGAAATATGGTTCAATTTGGCATCGTTATAAAAAATACAAAGAATCAAATGTTGATATTTTATCAACTGCTTGGACTAATTTTGACTATACAACAAATTATAGTCCTATTTTGAGTTCTAATACTCAAAACTATAAGTTTAATTATAATAGTTTACCTATTTCAATAACATTACAAGAGGAGACATCAATTACCGCTAATATGAATATTGGGTTCTACCCTAAAGTAATTAATGACTTTAACGTTTTTTATAATGGTTTTGAATTGTATGATAATTACACTAATGACGAAATTCAAAAAAGTGTGGATAGTGGGATGAAGTTGTATAATTTTACTGATTCTAACATATCTGCCAACCAAAATGGTAAATCATTAAGTCTTACAACATATTCGGTTTTACTTAGTAGTAGTAATTATTACCCTGACGTTAATTGTAATCCTGTTAGTAATACTAAAGGTACTGATTATTTTGTAGTTCCATCATTTGGAAATCCTATAAATCAAACCGAGATTTCTTGTCTTACTAATTTAACAACTACCGCAACTACTGTAGTTAATTTAACATCAAACCCTAATGTTTATAATGGTTCGGTTAGGACTTTATGGTCCGCACCTAACTATGGTTATTTTGATAGTAATCAAATTGCCTATCCGAAACCGGATTCTTACATCAATTTAATTAATAGTGGGGAAACACAATCTCCATTGTACTTTTTAAATGGTGATAACTATACTAAAATTGAAGAGATATTTTCAGTTTTTGAGAAAAAAATATTAGATTCTTTTGAACAAGAGTTTTTGAATTTTAGTAAACCAATTACAAATAGTTCAACAGGTGCCGAAGTTGCTCAGTTCGAAACATCGGTAGTTCAAGTTAATGCAACGTTTAGAAATTTCCAATCATTATTTAGAAATTTAATGACAGTTCCTGTTCAAAGTAAAGGTGTTTCTGACCTTACATATTTTTCAAACACTATTGGTAATCAGTATAATGTTTTTCAGGCGGGTATTAAAGACTTCATGAATTATGATATCTTATTTAGATATGGTAATCCATCAAATTATAGAAGAAGAATTTTTGATTCATATCTTTCACATAACAATACTCAAAAAGTTGTTGACCCAATTGAGTTTCAACCGTATGTACAAAATACATTACCAACTAAAACTAGTTCATTAAGTCTTAGTCAGTCTCAATTGTTAAATCCAAACGCGTGGAAAGCACTTGAAACAGAAGTTGGATTTTCAACAATAAATAATGTTAGATATAGTAGTACTGGTTCATACATCACTGATTTTTTTATTGATAATAATATTCTGTTTTCAGTTGAGAACGTTGTGTTATTGACACCAATCATTAAAATGTATGCTACTCAGAAGTTAAAAAATCCGAGTACAACAGTTGCTCAGTTCCAAGCTCAGATTAATCAATACCTAACCAATGAAAGTGTATTACAGGATAATTTTTTAAATCTTGTTTTAGATGGGGTTAGAAAAGAGTTACCTGACCAACAGCAATTACCAGAAAAAACAGTTCAAACCGTTATTGATGGTCAACAAAGTAAAGTTGAAAACTACGAAGTGTTTAAATCGTTAAATGATAAATGGATTGCGGGTTCTGATTATAAAACTAAGACATTGTTTGAGGATATTCTATTCTTAGATAGGGCATCAAGAAATATTGGTGATACTATCTTATTGGATATTTTTGAAATGAGAAATACATTTAGTCAAAAATCTTTGAACGAAGGTATGAGTGTTTTTACATTTATTAGTGGATTATTGAGAAAGAATAATTTTACTGTGATGAATCTACCGGCATATATTAATTTTTATAATGTTCAGGATGTTGATGGTACAACAATACCAAATAGAGCCGAAGGGTCGTTAGAATTTGCTAATAATTTATGGGGGACATTTTTAAATGTTGATTATAGAAAATCAAGTTCTAAAATGGTTTGTTTTTATGTTGGAAAACCATCTCAATATTTGGAATTACCAAAAGGTAATTTTAGGTTCAGAGATGATGCATTTGATATGAGTAGAGCATCTGAAAATCCATTAATTGAAAATCAAGTTGGTAAAAAAGATTGGGGTGTTTCAAATAAATGTGTTGGGTTTACCGTTGATATTGGAATAAGAAATCAAAATGTTTTTTACTCGTTCAATGTGTCTCAGGATAATGGTAGTGCAACTTCTGAATCAATTGCGACACAGATAAATATGGTTGACCAAGCATCAGGTAAAAATGTTGCAACACAAAACGCGAGTTTGTATAACCTTTATAAACAAAGAAGTTATACATGTTCTGTTGTTTGTTTAGGGAATGCCATGTTACAACCAACAATGTATTTTAATTTAAGACACGTTCCAATGTTTAATGGTCCGTATATGATACAACAAGTTGAACATAGTATTCAACCGGGTCAATTCCAAACATCATTCCAGGGGATTAGACAAGGAATTTATGATTTACCTGCAATTGATAGTTTTATTCAAAGTATGAATCAAAATTTATTAACAAAACTTGAGGGACTTCTTAAAATTAAGAAAGATACTATTAATGTATTAAGTGCGTCAACCAATTCTAATAAAGCAAGTAATACTGTTCAATCTGCAAATAATACAAAAGGAACCACAAATGAATGTGGAAGTCAAGTACTTCCAATTTATCTTAATAAACAGTTTCAAGCGACTAATGCGGTTCTTACAGGAATAACTGAAACAGAATTTGCAAGTGTTCTTAAAAGAATTATGCCAAATAATCCTGAATTGGCGACAATTATTTATTGTATTTCTTATCTTAGGACTTTCCAAAAAGACAGTAATAGTAATTTAGGTAAGTTTTATGGATGGAATAATAACTTTGCAACTGCTCCACTAAATGTTGATTACGGTCAGATTGATGGTACGTTCCTTAATACATATTCTTGTGTTAACCTTAATCCAAATCCTTCAACTAAAGGCACAACACCTGTTGCAAATTTTGCATCAATCAATAACTTTGTTTCATTTATGAGCGCAAGATTACGAGAAAGGGTACAACAAATATTAGACTTGGGTCTTGTAAAATATTATGCTTGTTATTGGCCAATCAAAAATGATAAAGTTCCCGAATCTTATTACGATACCCACATTAAAGATTATGCGGAAACTAAAGAGACATTTGATAAAGCATTAACTTCGGCTCTTAGCGTTGGTGTTGCAACTAAAGCCATTGTTGAAGATTTAAAAAATCAAATTAATAAAGTTGAAAGTCAAGGTAGTAGTAACGGAGTTCCAACTACAACTGCGGTTACCTCAAAATTATCTTGTCCT